CGCATCCAGATGGTAGTTACGGTGTTATAATCTTATGAGAAGAAGATAACAAAGGAACGTTTTGACTGACATGATAGTTATATCACGTCGGTCCACCCACGTTTCAATCGTGTGCGGTGTGGGACCGCATATTCCAACCCTCGGGTCGCTACCTCGGATGATCCTCTATGGATCAAACTTAGTAACGAGTCTTGGAGATGCCACCAGGCATCATTAGGGACATGCTGAAGCACGCCACCAACCAAACGTAACTTAGTCTCCCATTTGTGAAGATGACGATTAAATCTCGTTGAATCTTCATACTTTAGGAGGGTACCTAAGTCACAATTCTCATACCGGTACAGTCCTTGTGCGTGAGGATTATTGCTAATGTGCAATGAACCGAACGCATTTTGGACATAACGATACAAGATGTCCGAGGTAAGGCGGTATCCAGATATACGCATGGCTCTTGCCAGTGTACATAAGGACATAGCGCCGGAAACGGAGCTTGAATCTATCCCTCGCAACCTATGAGGCGTAACGTCAATGCCATTGAAGGCATCAACGCCACATGACTCTCGGAAGAGTCCGTGCCTAAACGTCTTTGCCGTATTCGGGACAAGTCCCGAACGAACTAAAGCGTTTACAGCACCGTCATAGTACTTAACAGGGAATAGGATATCATCCCCGAAGACATACACGTCGTTACAGTTTGTACCATAACGAGCACGTATGCCAGCTCGAACCAAGGCATAGAAGATAAGGCTTTGAACAGGAAACGTTAATGCGTTTCCCATTGGGGCCCATTTTCTAAGCTCTATGACACGGTCATCTAATAACTTGACCCTTGATGCACGACTACATGAGATGTATCTATATGCATAATCTCCGAAGAGATATTGCACTAGTTTACAGCTTATGCGGTCGCTAGCTTCCTTCAGGTCCAGAGTACAAAACTCTTTGGATTTTGAGGAAGATAATGCTAGGCCACCGTTGACACCTTGATCATGGAAGTTTATACGTCCATAAGCAGGGCACCTTGGGGAGGTGATAGCACGCTCTAAGAGTCTACGACAACCTTGCTGAATCCAAACAGATTCTTTAGGATGCACGCATATTAAGCGTGGACCCCTGGAATCTTTTGGAACTGCAACAAGACGAGACAATATGTGCTCTCGCTCTTGAATTTCTCCATAGAATTGTACTATGTGCTGCCATACATATGTAGGCATACCACATAGATACTCTCCAAATGGATAATATTCTTCGATTGTACGATAGATGCTAGTAAACTTACTCTTATCACTGGTAATAACTGAGGGATAAACTGCCCCCGGCCCGTGACTCGGAAGGATACTAGTCCAGTCGATCTTGTATATACAAAGACCGACTATTTGCCGGGCGAACGAGAATACAGGAGATGGTACAATAGTTTTACTAAAACTAGAATCCCAAACTCCCACACACTCTTCCGCCTCTTCAAACGAGGCCTGCGCCTCTTTGAGTTGTTCATATGTTGGTTCGAACTCGATCTTATAGCAGAACAAGAGGAGCTGTCGAATATAACGAAGGTACTTTCCATCCATTGAGGATAGGAAGACGTCCATAAGTGGTTTAATCCACTCAGGGAAGACCGGTAAGATACCGGACCCTTCGAGATATAACAACAACTCTTTGTCTAGCTTGGGTGCTTCTTTAAGCATCCATTCATACGAATGCTCACCGGGAGCGCCAAGTGGCACGCCTGAGAGTTCTTCGATGTCTGCTAGCAGGCGAACATATATGTTAGACACATATGATGAGTCGAGATCGGCCTGCCTGACTGCTGTTGGTGTAATCATTCGAAGCCCTCACTTTGCAATAATGCATTGTTAAGGTCTAAGAATAATGCACGATACTCTGATTGCGATATTGCTATCGTTAAACCAGAGCCCAATACAACTCCCACGGGAACGTAAACCGGCCAGGTCTTAGAGACCTTACGCCAGAGAACGCTACCGTGCGAGTGTGAATCCCATACTCCGATAATCCCACTCTTAATATACTCCAAAAGAGTATAATTAGAAATGGAATCTGGTCCTCTTACGAGGGCCAACAGGTTAAACATATCTGTCTCGTCCATTACTGAACGACACAGAAGTGTCTTTACCCGATCGTAACTGCAGGACATAGGAGCTAACTGTTTCATATTTGGTTATATAACTAACATTGAGACACTAGCCTTACACCCTGCATATCTATCATTTAGATAGATAGGCAGTTAGCTCAGCTAACTAACCGAACACAATTCTACTGTTCTCGATTGGACAGGATCTCATCTTGCAGATCCAAGCCACTCGTGTTGGTAGAGCTGTGGAGCAGGTTTGTCATCATTGCCTCGATGGCCGTGATGATAGCCTGAGTAACCAGGGGATCCGTTGGACGTGCGAGTACACAATAGTAGCTCACAGGCCGGACGACTCCGTCTGTCATGGTCATATAGTAATCTATCCGCACAAGTGTACGGAAACCCGGCTGTTTAGTTGCCGAGTCTACGTATTCCTGATGTTTAATCAGGATCTCGGTGGGCAAAGATGCCCCACGAGAATTCTCGCGACGAAGACTTCCACTCTTATCAGAGTAGATCGTCTTGAACGATAGAGTACTAACCGTGATGTCAGCGTTCATATATGTTGTTTGACTGTACTATCAGCAAGGAGTTTTCACTACTTGCGCATTTTAACTAGATTCGCGGCCATCTGGCCGATCAGTGCGGCTGATATGCCGAGCTGATTCTTTCCAAATCTACCACTGAGCCCAACCGAAACGGAGGGCACGATGGCTTTTCGAATGAACGAACTTAACTCAACTTGCGCTATCTGGGAACCGTCATGATCGTCAACCACGTTAGGTGCGTACCTCAATTTTGAAATTGGGCACAACACCTTCCATGAGTAACTCATGCCGGCGTCCGTAATTCTCTTAGCACTACCCGTAAGGGCGTTATCTAAGGAATTTAAGACACCAGATAAGTCCACGAACCAGTCAACTACGAAGGAGAATGGAATTCTCTCCCATAGAAAACTGGCAGGGCCAGTGACCCCGAAACGACTGATCAAGTAGTCTAAAGTCCTAAAGGACTGAAGACTATACCGAATCTCTCGTATTCCGCGAATGGTACATACAGTTCTTGGATTCTTGAGGCTAACAACCCCACAGGTCCAATACTTGTTTGTATCAGGACTAACACCATAGTATGCGGGTAAGTTTCCGTTCCCATCGGCGCTAATTGGGCCGAAGGAACCGTCAACTGACCCATGGACCACAACAGGGGTCCCGGAATGCTTTTGGAATGCTCGCAGAGCCTTACGATACTTATCGAGGTTCTTTGATATCTTCCGCATATCCGATACTAATGGTCGAACTCCGAACTTATAGTAGAGATAGCCGCCCGAAAGAATAGAAACATTCTTCTGGAGAGCGTCTCTTAAAAGACCGCGGGCATTGCGCCCACGGAATTTCCCAAGCCTCTTCACTCCAACAATTTGGTTATAAAGAGACTGTATGCCCGTTACTAACTCTGGAGACTCTACAACGTTTAAGAGGTTATCAACCTCGGATACGCTGTAGAACTTATCCATAGTTTCACGAACAAGTTGGCCTTCAGTCTTAGGGTATGCCTTGGAGATGTGGCGATGGGATACAAACTCCAATTCGCCAAAACCCCAGATATGCCAGAAGCAGTTAGCACCAGTACTTATAAAAGTATCGGCGTTCACGGTATAAGTATCGCTAGAGATATTAGATCTCGAGACGATCTTACGCTCGTGTGCTACTCCTTTGAAACGACGACTCTTACTTGGGTCGTCGGACATTGATTCTGTATCCGACAAAGCTACTACATTAGTCCCAGCTGGGACAGTGTAGGAGCTATGCCCAACCCACGTTTGTGGGAAGGGCGAGACGGTTACATTCGTCAAGGCATTAACCTGAGTTCTGTTACGCATGATATTATGAGCTAATAGGCGAGAGCGTCATTG